CCAGTGTTATGGCCTCCGTTAGGTGACCCTAAGTATTACGTTGGGTCAAAGGTGTAGATTGATATACGGTGATACCCACGCTTTCCCGGCAAAATCTCAGGGAAGGCGGGGTTTTCGCTCGTCTGCCCATTCCGTATGTATGTGGAATAGGCAGGGAGCAAGATATCACCCGGGACGAGCCTAGTACGTAAGCGGTTGCGGAAGGAATAGGTATCAAAAACATACCCACCCCACCCCCGTTCACGTTTAAAAGGCTTAGGGTGCCAGACACCGAGAAGGTGTCCGTCACCGAACCCGTCAGGTCCATAGATCCGAAGTGAAGGATCAATGAAACTGAGGACCATCGCTGCCAAGTCCTCCTGAAAGTTCCGCACGAACCAATTGTGCAGAACAAAGAGGGTCTGACCAGTTATTTCGGTCTTAAGGTAGAATGGTCGTATATCAATTCCCGATAAGTAATCAGCTCCACAGGACTCCCGGAAGGGGCCTGTCCAGAAGGACTTCTCACTGTTAACCAGAAAACCGGCTGCAGTAAGAACCTTTTCGAGCAACGGGACGGCAGATACAGGAACGATTATATCATCCCCGTACGCCCTAACTCCGGCTGTAACACCAGAACATTCCCACGCTAGACAGTAGAAGATCACTGTTTCGAGTGGAAATGTGAACCCGTTACCCATACTGGAAAACTTCTCTAAGTGGATTACCTCGTCACGGTACGTGACGGTAGGCGACCTCGCTTTATCGAGAAGCAGACACCAGTCAATTGGAAGGAGGTGAAACACCAACTCCCGCGATATAGTGTCAGAAGCGGAACTTAGGTCCAGGGTCGCTAATTCCCCGGTTAAGGACCCCTCTCGAGCAAGCCGCTGATTCGCGGTCTGATCGCGGAGATCCAAACCAAAACGTTGAAGTCGGGTCGACATGTAATCACCAATCGCTAACTGCAACATCGAGTTAAGGGCTGGTTCAACTACAATAGACCTATACGTCTTCGCGTTTTTCGGAACGAAGTGAAGACGGCCGTGCTCAAGTACGCACGGTACGTCAACCTCCTCAGAAGACACAGGACTGCCATGTAACAGGCAGTAACCCGGCATCGTCTCCAGGAATGAACCTGAGAGCTCTTCGAAGAAGTCTTCACTACATGAAGGGTGTGCAGAAAGTTTTTCTCCTGCGCATGCGTCCCTCCTTTTTGTACGTGTTGTTGCACCAGGTCCGAATCGTGGCCTCAACGTTTCCATCGAGGGAACGGTACCCAGAATACGAGCAATTTTTCGCGAAGCACCGTGAAATACGGACTCCACGTCAGGGTCAAAATGAAATCGACCTTGTTGCCAGTTTCTGAAGATATCGTTCGTACGTCCACATAAATTCTCGGACTCTACAAACTTTTG